TTTGTTAACAGGCACTTGCAATTGCAGGTGCTTTTTATATTGCCCTTTTTGGTATTGCAGGGCATAAAGAACAAGACCACAGCTGGAGCCGACCAGCATAAAAAGGCAAGTGGGAATAATAAAAGGAGGTTTATGTTATGGACTTAAAAGAACTTTTAGGAGAAGAACTTTACAGCAAAGTAAAAGAAAAAATAGGGGATAAGGAACTAATCGTTAATGATGGTTCTTACATTCCAAAGGCAAAATTTGATGAAATTAACGAGCAAAGGAAGCTGTATAAACAGCAAGCAGAAGACCTTAATAAGCAACTTGATGACATGAAAAAACAAGTAAAAGGCAATGAAGAATTACAAAATCGAATTCAGGAGCTCCAAACAAAACTACAAGAATCAGAAGGAAAGATAAAAGACGTTAGTATATCTGCAGCAATAAAAATGGCTGCAATGAAGGCAAATGCAAAAGACCCTGATATTATTTCAATGCTTATTGATAAGTCTAAACTAAATATCAAAGAAGATGGCTCCATTGAAGGACTTGACGAGCAATTACAATCAATTGCCGAATCAAAGGCTTTTTTATTTGGTGATGTGCAAACAAAAATAGGTGGTGCATCTAACCCACCAGGTGGAGCTAATCCTACTGTTAAAAACCCATGGGCAAAAGAAACATTTAATCTTACTGAACAAGCAAAGATTTTAAAAGAAAACCCTGCATTAGCAGAACAACTTAAAGCTGCAGCAGGTGTAAAATAAAAAAATTTAAAGGAGGAATAAATTATGGCTACAAAAATTCAAGATGTTATAATTCCAGAGGTATTTAACCCTTATGTAATTCAAAGAACAGCAGAACTTTCAGCATTATATCAAAGTGGTATATTATCACATACTCCAGAGTTTGACAGGCTTGCTTCAGCAGGAGCAAAGACAATTAATATGCCTTTCTGGAACGATTTAACTGGTGATGATGAAGTTTTAAGCGATTCAGGAGCATTAACACCAGATAAAATCACAGCTGGACAAGACGTTGCGGTAATTCTTAGAAGAGGAAAAGCATGGGCTGTAAATGACTTAGCGGCAAACCTTGCAGGAGATGACCCAATGAGGGCAATAGCTGATTTAGTTGCTGGATATTGGGCAAGACAAATGCAAAAGACCGTTATATCAATACTTAATGGTGTATTTGCATCAGCTTCAATGGCAGGAAATTTACATGACGTTTCAGCAGGAACTGGAGATGCTGCAAAGTTTACAGCAACAACATTCATAGATGCAGTTCAAAAGCTTGGCGATGCAAAAGAAAAGCTAACTGCAATTATTATGCATTCAGCTGTTGAAGCTGCACTTGCTAAACAAAATCTTATTCAAACTGTTCAACCTTCCGATGGTTCACCATCAATCAAAACATATATGGGCAAGAGAGTAATCATTGATGATGGTTGCCCATATAACAGCGGGACAGGCGTATTCACAACATATATTTTTGGTGAAGGTGCGATAGCATATGGTAGCGGAAATCCTGCAGGATTTGTAGCAACAGAAACAGACAGAGATTCACTTGCTGGTGAAGACTATCTAATCAATAGAAAGACATTTATTCTACACCCAAGAGGAGTAGCATTTACATCAGCAAGCGTTGCAGGTTCATCACCATCAAATGCAGAATTAGCAACTGCTGCAAACTGGAATAGAGTATATGAAAACAAGAACATAAGAATAGTTGCGTTTATGCATAAGATATGATGATGGGGTAGGGGAAACCTGCCTCATAAAATATTATTAGGAGTGATATAATGAGTGTAACTGCATTCAATAGAATACGAAGAGAAAAATTAAGGAGTGAAGAACAATGGCACTCACAGAAGGAATTGACAGCTTCTGCACCCTTGAATGGGCAGAAGAATACTTTGGAGGAAAACTCTACTGCGATGAATGGACAGGAGCAGACCAAGGAACAAAAGAAAAAGCCCTCAAAGAAGCAACAAGACGAATAAATAGACTAAGCTTCAAAGGTGCAAAGGCGGAATCAGGGCAGGTATTGCAATTTCCAAGAATTTTAGTTAGTGTTGGGCAAAGAATAGGCTTTTTCGGAGTGATAGAACCGCCTACAATTCCAGATGAAGTTAAAGCCGCAACGTGTGAAGAAGCTTTAGCGTTACTAAAGTATGGTAATAGTGCGAGAACTAAAGCACAGGAACAAAATTTAGTTAGAGTTACTTTTGGGGATGTATCAGAAGAATATAAAGGATATGGCAAGTTATTTAGTAAAGAAGCATTAGAGTTACTTAAGCCTTATATTGCTGGAGCGGTGGTGATAAGATGATAAAAGACTATCTCAATCAAACTGCAACGCTTAAAACTACAACTGGTTATAACGAATACGGCGAACCTGTATCAAGTACAAAAACCATTTTCTGTCGTTTTGAGATGAAAAGGAAACTTGTAAGGGATAAGCAAGGCAATCAGGTAGTTTCAGAAGCGACGATGTACTGCATAGACTCAATTGGTCCAGATGACCGGGTAGTTTATAACGGCAAAGAATACGTCGTAATCACCGTAAGCGAGATTGTGGACCTGGATGGTAAGATTACTCATTACGAGGTGGCGCTATAATGGCCAACTTTAATCTAAGATGGGATGATACTAAAGCAAAAACTATTGCAAAGATGGCAGCAACTAACGCACTTATGAAATGTGCTGCGGACTTACAGAGAAAGTCAGCAGAACAGGCGCCAATTGATACTGGGGATTTAAGAGCAAATTGTAGCGTTAGCCCATTGAAGATAGAAGGCAACAGGCTTGAAATCAGTGTAGGTTATGATTTAGTATACTCCGTAATACAACATGAACGTCTTGATTTTGCTCATCCAAAAGGGGGAAAACCTAAATTTTTAGAAGACCCTTTCAATGAGAACAAAGTCAAATATAATGTGTTTATTGACAAAATGATCAAGAACGCTTTAAAAGCGAGTGATTAACATGTTGCTTGATGATATAGCTGTATATTTGCAACAAAAGGGGATAGGCATAGTTGGCACGGACATATTTAAAGGGCAATTGCCAGCAACACCAGACAACGCAATTGCCCTTTTTGAATATGCTGGCGAACAACAGGATTTGACAGACGCAAACCTTGAATATCCGGGATTGCAGGTTTTGGTTAGAAATAAGGCTTATTCAGCAGGCAGACAGAAGATTGAGCAGGTGAGAAATGCCCTGCATGGATTAACCGAGACAACTATAAATAACGTCAGATATTTGCTTATTCAAGCAAGACAAAGCCCGGAAGCTCTGCCACGAGATGAAAGTGACAGAGCTATTTTTGTGGTTAATTTCAGAATAATCAAGGAGGTTGGTTAAGATGGCCATTGCAGGTAAAGGTGGGAGTGTTTATATCGGGACTAACAAGGTAGCGGAAATAGATCAATGGAGTGTTGATTTCAAGGCTGATACAAAAGAAACAACCAACTTTGACAGTAATGGTTGGAAAGAGTTTATACAGACGATCAATGAGTGGAGCGGGAAAATTGAAGGAAACTTCAAGCCTACCGACACAACCGGTCAGGCGGCTTTAATTACCGCTTTTATGAATGGCACAACTGTTAGCGTGGAATTTAGAATAGACAGCACAAAGAAAATTACCGGCACTGCATATCTTGAAAGCATTGGACTTGAAGCAAAGGTAGATGACAAGCAAACATTTAAGGCAGATTTTAGAGGAACAGGCCAACCGACAGTTACCTTAACCTAA